TCGACCATGTCTTGCTTGCCAGCGTTGCCCTTGCCAGTCGCATGCTTCTTGATTGTGCCCACCGGCACGCCTTGGTAAGGGATCTTGTGGTGCTCGCACCAGCTGGTCAGCGTGGCCATCAAGCCACCGTAGACATGCGCAGAGTCAGTGCTGGCATGCCTGCGCACCTCTTCAAAGTACACGGCCTGCAGCTCACCGCCAACCGTGCCCTTGAGCTCAGAGAGCCACTGCTTAAAGCGCAGGTAGCGCATGCCGCCGCCCTCATACCTGCCAGGCTTAAAGCTCGCCCAGCCATGCACAATGCTGCCGTCCATTGGCCTGCAAGCCCAGCCCGTGGTGGTGCCCAGGTCCAGCGCCAAGATGGTTTCATTCATAACCCAAGCTCCGCATGTTTGTCGCCCGTGGCCACCAGCGCCAGCTCAATCAGGTACGGCGGCACCAGCTGGCCATCTCTGACCCTGTCCAACAACTTGTGTGCTTCCTGTGGTGTCATGGCTGGCGCACCCCGGAGAGAAACCGCTGCAGCCGGGGCTGAAGCTCGCCGTAGCGTGGCTGTAACTGCTCGCGCACGCACTGGTCAATCAAGGATGACACGCTGCGGCCTTGGTCAATAGCCGCCTTGTCAAGCAAATCCCGCGTTACCGGGTGCAAGCGCATAAGAAAAGGTTTAAGTTTAGGTTTCATGGGCGCTGAGTGTATATCTACCTGATACCACCCACCCACCCAAATGTGTTGTATTAGGGTAACTCCTTAAAAAATACTTGGTTTAGGTACTTTCAAAGCGATATACAAACCGTGCTAAGATGCGTTTATGTTCAACAGGCAGATAAAGCCTACAGGAGTTCAACATGACTAAATTTGTTGCCTACTACCGCGTTTCCACCGACCGCCAAGGTCAGTCTGGCCTCGGCCTTGATGCCCAGCGTGCAGCTGTGGCCAAGCACATCGGCACCGCCGAGCTGGTGGCCGAGTTCACCGAGGTCGAGTCTGGCCGCAAGAACGACCGCGAGCAGCTGGCTGCTGCCCTGGCAACCGCCAAGAAGGCCAAGGCCATGCTGGTGATAGCCAAGTTGGATCGCCTGGCTCGCAATGTGCACTTCATCTCTGGCTTGCTTGAGTCCGGCGTGCCCTTTGTTTGCGCCGACATGCCCGAAGCCGACCGTACCTTCCTTCAGATGATGGCCGTCTTTGCTGAGTGGGAAGCACGCAAGATTAGCGAGCGCACCAAGGCAGCGCTGGCGCAGGTCAAAGCACAGGGCCGCACCCTTGGCTGCCCCACACCAGAGATTGGCTCTGCCATTGGTGTGGCCAAGATCCAATCCAAGGCCGACAAGTATGCCGTGCGCGTTGGCCCCATTGTGCGCGACATCATCACCAAGTCTGGCGCAGATACCATGCGCGATATCGCAGCAGCCCTGCAAGCACGCGGCGTGGCCACACCACGCGGCAATACCAACTGGAACGCCTCACAAGTGTCCAACCTTCTCAAACGCATCTAAGGAGTAAACCATGGCTAAAAAAATCAACACCGGCAAATTGATCATCGGCTCATGCTATGAGCTTCCCCTGACCCCAGAATCAGACCCCGACATGCTGCGCCTGCAGCGTGCCCTGCTGCCCCCAGTACACCCGCTTGAAACCAGAGCAGCCGCAGCTGCCGACATGGTCTTGTATGTGGTTGCAGCCATCGGGCTGGTTGTGATCATCTTCGTATGAAGGTTGGCCAGATCATCCGGAATGCGCAGCTCGACTTGTTTGAGCAGCGCGATGCCGACTTCTTGGCACGGTGCCGAGTCGTCGCAGCCGAGGTCTGCCGCCAACGTGGCAGCGTCAGCATCAACGATGTGCGCGAGCGGGTTCAGATCCCTGCGCACCTCCACCCATCTGTTTTGGGCGCGGTCTTTCGCACCAAGCAGTTCGTCAAGGTTGGCCTTGTTGAGGCCAATCACCCCCAAGCGCATGCCAGAGTGGTGCGCGTTTATCAACTACAGGAGTAAATCATGGCAGGCAAACTGACCGACGACAAATCAATGAGCGCATCGCGCTTACCCGGCCTCATGGGTTTCAGCAAGTACAGCACACCCAACGAAGAGCTGCAGTTCAGCATCAACGCCATTGACGGCAAAGAGCGCCCCGACATTGGTAATGAGGCCATGGGCTGGGGCAATACCTTGGAGCCAGTCATCTTAATCGAATCAGCCAAGCGCTTGGGGATCACCGACTATGACACCCAGATCGGGCAGGCCTACACCCATGAGTCCATCCCCCTGTCATGCAGCTTGGATGGCATTGGCTTTGGGCTTAGCCAGGAGATCTTCACCGACCCCGACAAGGGTCTGTATGTGGTTGGCCAAGATTCAATTGTGCTCAGCGGCCCAGGCGTGCTTGAAGCTAAGCTCACCAAGATGATGCCAGAAGATGTGCCACACCTTGCCCGTGGCCCCATCCAGCTGCAAGGTCAGATGCTGATCACTGGCCACAGATGGGGCGCAGTCTGCGTGCTGTACCAAGGCATTGAGCTGCGCGTGTTTCTGTTTGCACCGCACCATGAAACCCAAAAGGAGATCATCAAAGCTGTGCTGGCCTTTGACCACAAGCTGAAAACCTACCGCGAGTCTGGTGCCATCGACTGGTACCCACCACAAACTAGCAAGGAAATGGACCGCATGTACCCGCAGGCTGTGGCCAAGGAAGAGATATCACTGGCCGCGCAGGCCGAGCAATTGGCCGAGCAACTGCTGGCTGCCAAGTCTGTTGTCAGAGAGGCCGAAGCTTCAATCGACAACGCTGAGAAGCAGATCAAAGAGCTGATGGGGCAGGCTGAGCGTGGCCGAGCTGGCCGTTTTGTGATCAACTGGCCCATGCGCAACTACAAGGCGGCAGCCGAGCGCCTGGTGCCAGCCAAGGAAGCCTACAGCGTGCGCCAGTCCACGCTGACCATCAAGGAGCAGCCTTGAACCTGCAAGGCAGGCCCGACATGCAGCAGGCCTTCGATGATGCTGTCGTGGCCATGCTCAATGCCACCGACTGCACCGAACCACAAGCCGCAGCCTTTGTTGAGGCCATGGCCAACCTGATTTTCACCACCATGCAAACCTACTTAACTGAGAGAGAACCAAATGGAATTAACCACCACTAACCGGGGCTTTGCTCCGGCCACCCTCACCGAGGCCATCCAATTCAGCGACATGCTGGCCAGCTCCAGCATGGTGCCAAAGGCCTACCAAGGCAAGCCCCAAGACATCTTGGTCTGCGTGCAGTGGGGCTATGAGATGGGACTGGCACCCATGCAGGCCTTGCAAAATATTGCTGTGATCAATGGCAAACCCAGCGTCTACGGCGATGCAATGATGGCGCTGGTGCAGGCCAGCGCAGTCTGTGAAGACGTTGAAGAATACTTTGAGAATGAAGGCACACCTAACCCGGTGGCTGTTTGCATTGCTAAGCGAAAAAATCGCAAGCCGGTTGTTGCTAAGTTCAGCGTCGAGGATGCCAAGCGTGCTGGCTTGTGGGCCAAGCAAGGACCATGGTCGGCATACCCCAAGCGCATGATGCAAATGCGTGCTCGCGGCTTTGCGTTGCGCGATGCTTTCCCTGATGTGCTGAAGGGTTTGATCAGCGCCGAGGAAGCAGCCGACTATCCTGATGAGGCCAAGCCTCGGCCAACAACCAAGCCAGCCAACCCGTTGGACCTGGTGGCTAAGCCAGAGCCAGTGGCCATAGAGTCGGTTGAGGTTGTGCTTGAGGCCGAGCCTTATTTAGAGCCAACTGGGGTAGTTGAGCCCAATGGCTTTGCTTTGCTGGTGCCTGGCAAGGATGAGCCATTCTCAGTGCATGAGAGCTTGGATGAGTGGCAAGATGCCTACGAAGATCTAGCCGACAAGACAGCTAGAGCTGGCAAGCGGCCTGCGCGTGAGCGCATGACCGCGCTGAAGGAGCTGCGTGTGGCCAACGAAGACACCATTGCACGCATTGACCAAGTCAAGCGGATCCGGCACACAGCCAGCTACACCCAGCGCATTAAAGCGCTAGGTGCATCTCAGTAATTAAGCCACCAAGCCTGGCAGGTAGGTTGTCTTGCCTGCCACCTTGGTTGCTGTCAGCTCTTGATTCTTGAGGTTAGATTGGTCAAAGCTAACGTGAACCCAGCCGCTGTCAGGAATGCCGGGTGTGTAGAACTCAAGGATCAACTGTGTGTATTCAAGGTTATCCATGATCCACTGAGCTAACTCGGCATTGGCCACACCAGGTATCTCAATGTCAGCCGCCATGCCTTTGCAGTGGTCTGATGTCTTGCTGCCGCCAACAGCAGCGTTTGACTCAGGGCTGCGGTAGGCAGAGTTAACCTTCACGCCTTTGCCAAAGTGATCGCGCACAGGCTGGAGGACTTTCTCGCACAGCAGGCGCAAGTTCTCTGTAGCTTCGTCATCAGGACTGTTGTCAAAGCCCATACGCAGGGCAGTCTCTGACTTCGTTAGTTCGTGCAGGGAAAAGTTGGCTGACAGATTCATTTGATGCCTTTCTGCGATTCAATCGCTTGGTTATAAAGTCCAATACATGCGTTTAGTTTTTGTACTACTAGGTCGCCCTCATCGGTCAGGGCGAGAGCAGCTTTAATAAACGCTCGCTCAGATTCGGCTGATGCTTCTCCTGAGTTATCTCCGCTGGGAGCGGCGGGATCTGTGGCGGCTGGTACGGGGCAGGCCGCTTGGATAGGAACCCGCAGCTTGATAGTGCCAGCGTCAATAGCAGCATCGCGCTGCTTTGCAATAGTCTTTGCCTTTTCATTTGATGACCTCAATGCGGTTGCAGTTGTTGTGACGGCAGCAGCAAGAGCTGCTTCCTTGGCTCGCGCCTGTGTGTTGAGCTTGTCAACCTCGGCCTGCTGGGCCTTGGCCTCGTAGTGCTGGCCAGTCCAGTAGCCACCGCCAAAGACCAGCAGCAAAGCAATCAAGCCTGAGAGCAAACCTTTCATGGCTTTGGTGGCTCATCAACGTCAACTGCCTCGGCCTTTGCGGTAGCCACAGCCACGGCTGACACAGCCTTGCGGCCAGCCACACCACCTAGTACACCAGTGCAAAGCAGCATGATGTCGTTCAGCATCTTGGTGTAGACCTTGTCAATGGGTGCCATACCGATCATGGGCTGAGTGACAAAAGTCACAGAGTAGATGAAGCTAAAGCATGAGCCGATCAGGATCAATGCAATCACCACAATGACAAAGGCCCACACGCGAGCTTCAATCTCTTCTGGCGACAGTCGGTTGTTTGGTTTGTATCCAATGGTTGGCATTACTTTGTCTCCTTCTCTGGTTTGATTAGTTGGTCAGGGCAGGTCGCCGTAGCGGAACATATGGGTGGCTTGCACTCAGCAAGCGCAGAGTTAGCTGGGTCTTGGCACGGGTATCTGAAGCGATCCTCGCAGCCAGTAAGAACTACTAGCAGCACAGACAAAAACCAAATCTCATACACATTCATTTGTCTTTCTCCTTTCGTTGTTGTTGTTCAATTTGCCGTCTAAGCTTCTCAACCTTTACAAGCTCCTGCTTGACTTCATTCTTTGTTTCCAAGATGTCCAGATAAAGCATTGCGCCAAGCGGAAGCAGCAGAGCCACAAACAAACACAAAAGAATAGCGGCCACTATGTCTTCCTTAACTGACTGACGAACAGGAGCCACAACCACAGGTACAGGAGGAATGTAGAAGTCGCTACTAGGTACGCTAGCTTTAGCTGGAAGTTTCTTTCCTCCTCTTTGCGTAGCCATAACTCCTGCCTCTTCTTGGCTTCTTGCTTCAGCCTTGCTTGGGTTTGCTCCTCTTCAATCTTCTCTCTCATGCTGAACACTTCAGAGTACAGAGCCCCCATCTCAGGTGGTGACTGATAGACCATGCACTCTCGTATTTGTACAACCAAGTTGTCCATCTCTTGCTGGGCCATCACTCGCTTGAGTGCTGACTCCATCAGGTTTTGGTCAGGGTCGTAGACTGATTTGCTTTTCTCTTCCTCTTCCCTGATGTGTGCTGCTAACTGTTCTTGGAGTCTGAAGAATTCTGTGAGGTTTTTGACAATGTCAACTTTGACTTGAGTCTCTGAAACAGAGACGTAATCAGATTTCTTAGACTTGCCATTTGACTTTGCAACCTGGGCTTTAGGCTTGCTACCAAAGAACCCAAGTAGCTGATTCCAGAAGCCATGCGCCTCTTTGCCAATGGCAACAACCTCATCAGCAGTTCTTTTGATCTCAACGAAAGACTCTTTAGCCTGCTTGTAAAGCTCACACCCAGCTTGGATCTGTTTGACCAAGCCAGCTGCCAGGAGGCAAATGCTGATCGGATCCACTTCACAGCTTTAGCACCAACGTCAGGAGCATGCCAATGATGGCTGCACATGAGCCGATCAAGATCTGCTCAATGCGTTTGAGTCGAGCGTTGATACTGTCGTAACGCAACTCACACACAGCTTCGTGCGTATCAAGTCTTCCTTCAAGTGGTGTCATCATGGTGCCTCTGGCCAAGTGATTGTCCAAGGGAAACCAGCCTGAGATGGCACATCCCGCAGGGCTTGGCAGTAATCCTTCCATGCCTGTGAGGGGGTCATATCACTGCGAAATCGCCAATCAGTCTCTGACAGCTTGGTATCCCTAGAAGCACGAACAGACTTAGCTTGCTCTGCGTCTTTAGCAACTTTGTAAGCAGCTTCATTCTGAGCAGCAGTGGTTACATTGCCTTCAGCATCTTCAGTTTGAAAGAACGATGGGCCTAGATTCCATTTGGTGTACCACTTGCCATCAATCTGCTCAATGCCACCATAGACAGACATCTGGTATACAGTGCCACCTGTAGCTTGTGGGCCTTCAAAGATTACATCAGCACCCAAAGCTTCTAGCACCTCAGTTGTTGTTGTCTCCCATGTAGGGCCACCATTGGCTTTTGTGTATGCACGAAACTCCGCTTCGTACATTACTTGACCGTCTTGTGTTCTGATTTGCATGATGTTTCCTTATGCGTAAGACCAATTACCTTGGTAGTTATTCTTGCAGCGCCACATGACGGTTGCACGTTTAACACCAGTTGCGTGTTCACATTCTGCTGAAGTTTGAAAAACACCAGCAGGTGTGCTGTATTGCTTGCCAAGCATTGCTAAAGCCAAAGCCTTAGAGTGTTCTTTAGTTTTTGGCTTACCTCTTAAAGAAGCGCCAATCTTTGCTGACCACTCTAATGGTTTAGTAACACCAGCATGAGGAAGCCTACTATTTGCCTCAATGGTGTCGCAGTAAACATTACCTAAAACATATGGGCCAACATCGTTGGTTCTACACATTTGGTAGCAACCAGAAGTTCTTCCACGCTTGTCCCATTTTCCAGTTTCAAGCCACCAAGTTTTCCACTCTTCATATGTAAACATAAACTCAATGCCTCGGCACTTAGCATCAGCCTTGCTTTGTGTGTAGCCTTTTCTAAATTTATCTTTTGTCATATCAGGAAATGGCCAAAAAGATAAAACTACCACCATTAGCATTTATTGCAGCAGGGGCTGTACTACTTATTTCAAAACCAGCAGAATAGGTATCAATGTAATCTGTGCTTGTGACCTCTGCCGCAGTTGAATTCAATAAAAGATAACTGTCATTACCCGCCACAATCCCTCTAGCGGTATCCCACACATACCAATCTCCTGTTGAGTCAGTGCGTTTTATGAGTACAAACCTAGCCCCTGCTGTGAAGCCACAATCAATTTGTTTTGTAGTTGCTGTGCCTGTGTATGAGCCTACTTTGGAAACACCAGCGCACGTTGCAAATAGGTAGGCAACAATCGTTCTTGCCGTAACGCTAAGACCGCTGCCAACATAAAACGATGTGGCCGTTGGCAATGTACTGCCAAAGAATGTTGACCCTGTTACTACTGCCGAGGTTTCGCTAAGAGCCAAGTATTCGGTGATAGCCATATTGCCACCCCAAACACGCCATCCTGCTGTAACTGCTCTTGCTTTAAAAATCATTAATTCAGGTGCTTTGCCCAAATTATGGGAAACAGTTTGTGGGTCTGTGCCGTTCCCCGTATAGCAAACGACATCCATAAACGATGGGGCTCGGCGGAACGCATTTGATACATATGTAGCTGAAGTTTTATTTAAATACACTTGGTCACTTGTACTGCCAGTATCCCAACCCGTATTCATGTCAAGATTAAAATATGTATCCCAACCACTAACTTCAGCATTAGTATTAGCTGTTCCTAAAGACACATTTTGGCCTCTTAACCTGTCAAAAATATAATGACCAAAAGAAGCCCAAGAATCTGCAGTTGCATTTCTGTTAGATAGTAATAATAAATCCGTTAAAACTGATGAACCAATTTTACGCTCAACTGTGTTATTTCCTGTGTATGCTGTATTTTCATAAACACTCGCACCCGTAGTAGGCACTTTCATCGGGCCACGGCGTATGGCTATGTAGATGTAGGTGTTGCTAGAATTATTTAAAGCGCCATAAGGAGATTTTAATTGAAACCCTGTTGCAGTGACCTCTATAGCGTGTCCTTGACCAGTGCCATCTTCTGCGTCTGAAAGGTTGGCTTTCAATAAAGGCGTATTCCCAGACATGGGAATGCCACGCATATTATCAGCCATCAACCAATTGTATCCACCACCACCTGTTGTAGCGTTTTTAATCATCACCCACTGAGGTTCATAACCTAAATTAATTATTGGCCCATCAGTTGAGTCGTTACCCGTATAAGACCCACAGCTAATCACATTGTCCGTACCCGTCAGGCCAAAGCCACCTGCATCATGGGCAAATAGGTATATAACTATTTGAGTTCCAGCAGAAAACACGCCAGTTGAAATAGAAATGTTTGTTGACGTTGCAGTGCTAAAAGAAGACTCACTTGCGCTTGTTCCCTCAAGCCTCAATAAACCTGTTGGGATTGATCTGTGATGTACCCACCAACTATCAGTAGCATTCGTTGCCTTAATAATCCAACACCCAGGAGTAGACCCAAGGCTATGAGGTATGGTCATTGCTCCAGATACTGTCGTATACGTCACAATATCAAAAAACTTAGGCTGCTTGCGGAATGTCCATGAGGCGTAGGTTGCGCCACTTCCATTTGTATTAGCGCCAGTTTGTGTTAAATCAAACCCAGTTGAACTAAATCCAATATCAGCACCAGCGCCACCAGCGCCAGTTGTGTTTGATGAAAGCGCTTGTGAACCTGTCCCAACCCCACGGGCAGTATCAAACAAAAAATGTGCGTTTGTTGAGTTACGCCTTTTAAGCCAAACTAAAGCACCTTTACCAGTTACATCAATGCCATTATTGATACTCTGTGTTGCACCTGTACCTGTATAAAGCCAAGTAGAGAACACATCCTCAATATATGTTGGAAGTGCGGCAGGAGCGCCACCACCAAAGGCATCGTAACTAGCCGCACCAGAAGTTGCTTGTAATGGCATCTTTTTAAGCCTTAAATTGTGTGTTGCTTGCCAAGACAGTAAAAGTTGCACTGCCTGTTTTAATAATGAGGTAGCGGTAACTATCAATGCCACTTGCATTACCCGCTGTAGGCGCACCACCCAACCAGCGTGTTGTCACACCTGATGTAGTTCCATCAACTTGCACAGCACTGTTGTAGTAAGCAGTTGAGCCTTGAGTCACCAAGAAAGCCACAGTCATTGACTGACCTGTACTCATTAAAGTATTAAGCGATGTACCGCTAGACGCTCTGAAGTTAACTGTCCAGTTAGCACTTGCGTTGCTGGTGTAGTACAGGACAGCTTGAGTAGTGACATCGTATGCAATCGTGCCTGTAGCCGCTGTAGCCGATACTGTTGCTACCTCTGCCGCATCATTCAAAACAATAGCTGTTGCTGATGATGTTCCTGAGAATGTTTGAGTAGCTGTAAAAGTTTGCGCTGTGTTAGTAGTTGCTATGTTCGCGTTGTACGCTTGCACATCGGTGCCAATAGCAAGGCCAAGGAATGACCTAGCGCTAGAGCCACCAGCACCTAATGTTGTGAGGTCAGCGTCATAGGCCTGCACGTTGGTGCCAATTGCCAGCCCTAAGTTTGTCCTGGCGCTTGCAGTGCTTGATACGTCTGACAAGTTATTGGCTGCTGCCAGGTAACCTGATCCAGACACATACGCGGCAACCCATGCGCTACCTGTCCACAGCTGCATTGCACCAGACACGCTGTTGAAGTACAAAGCGCCAGCAACCAAGGCGTTGCCGTCATTGTCTACAGTTGGGTTACTTGTCTTTGCACCAAGGTATCGGTCATCAAAGCTGTCGTATGCCGCCAAGGTTGCATCACGCGCAGACTCTGCTGCAGTCTGCGCTGATGCTGCGCTTGTCGCGCTACCAGCTGCGGCGGTGGCTGAAGTAGCTGCATTGCTTGCTTGTGTGCTTGCAGTAGTAGCGCTACCCGAAGCAGCTGTCGCAGAGTTGGCCGCATTGGTGGCAGAGGTTGAGGCACCCGAAGCAGATGTGCTTGCATTGCTCGCTGAAGTACTCGCATTGCTGGCTGATGTACTGGCGGCACTGGCACTGCTTGATGCGCTTGATGCACTTGCTGCAGCTGCTGTGGCACTGGTGCCAGCATTGGTTGCTTGCGTGCTGGCTGTTGTAGCAGATCCAGAGGCTGCAGTGGCAGAGGTACTGGCATTGCTGGCCGAGGTTGAAGCGTTGCTTGCCTGGGTGCTTGCTGTACTGGCTGAACCAGATGCAGCGGTTGCCGAGGTAGATGCCGCAGAGGCGCTAGTAGAAGCAGCCGAAGCAGATGCCGCTGCATTTGTGGCGCTTGTTGATGCTGCAGCTGCGTCAACCAACAAAGTGAACTTTGCCGCATCAGCATTGGTGCCAATTGGCAGTGATCCGCTAGATGTGTGCTGTGTAATAACTTGCCAGATGTTGTTGTTTGTTGTGTCTTTGACAATGTCTCGGACGTAGTACAGCGTGCCGCTTGCCCAGTTGCCACGGTTGGTGCCCAGGGTATCAGCAATGGCTGGGTTGCCGTTGGCATCAAATCCAAGCGCTTTGTTAGCACGCAGACTGGCCCGTGGCAAAGTCATGTTGATTGAGGTTGGATCGGTCTGCGGTGCGCTCAAGGCGCGTTGCAACCCTTCAGCATTCTGTTGGGCAAAGATGGTCTGCTGATCCATCTCATCATTGACCGTGTTGGCAAAGAAGTCGCCGCCGGTCACAAAGTCTGTGGTTCGCTGGATTGTGCGGTTGCCCACAATGGCAATCTGCGTGGCACCAGTAGGGGTGGCCACCAAGGTAATTGAGCCAGTCCCGTTTGACGCAATCGTCACCGAATAGTCTGTTGTAAGCGTGAGGAGTGTGTCATCCCGAAATACAGCGATGTCAGTGTTCGCCAGAATCTCAAAGGTAAAAGCATACGGGCCAGTACCACTAGCCGAATATACGACTCTTCGCGTTACGTTTGAAATTGGAATCGGCATAACTTAATCCTTCCTATTGGAAATTGTACTTTTTTTCTAGGGTTTGTAATAGAGGCCATTGGCTTTTCTCAGTTCTTCTAATTCAAAAATTCTGGCTTGCAGCGCAGGATCTTCTTGCTTTAACTGATTTTGAGCCGCTTGCATGTATTTGCTGTGAACAGACTGAACAGTTCTTTGCTGGTCATCCAGCGACAAAATGGTAAATCCTGGTGAAAGCATGACATCTAGGATGGCTTGCTTAGATGGCAACTCTTTGCCATAAATGAACAACAGCCGGTTGTACTGCTCAGCATTCATTTCCACCCCATCAACTTTCTTGTCAGGCATCCCTACGGGTGAGCCAATGCGCACCAGTGCATCGTCAACCATGCTGAACTGGGCGGGGCTTACACGGGTAGGCAGTATCAGCTCCATAGGGTTGCCGCGTGAAGTCAGGACCGTGTCACCCCAAAGGTTCAATGCTTCTGGCAGGTCCGAGTTAAAGTAGGGCAGGCGGGACTTGTACTTGTTAAACGCTTCAACAAACCCGCGTACACCCATTGGCAACTCAGGATCTGCTCTTGTATCTTTCCTAGTGGGATCTGATAGGCGAGATATACCGGCCACCAGTGAACTGTAGACACCAGCTGGTGAGCCGCCAATAACAAAGCCACCAAACTGTTTGACCAGGCCGTCAACAATCTTCTTACCGTCAACAGCGCCTTGCTGGCTAGTGCCGATCAGTTTGGCCACATCAGCCACACCTTGAAGGTAAGGCTGCTCTTTGATGTATTCGTACAGGCCATAGGTGGCACCCAAGAACACCTCTTCCACTTTGCTGGCATCGGGCTCATGCTTGGCATACTCAGCGTAGTCGGCAGCAATGGCCATCAGGGCAGAGACTGGCTCCATTCCCTGGTAGCTGTAGTAACTGTCGCCAACCTTGATGGAGTAGGGCTGCCATCCATCCCGCATAAGAGCTTCACGATCTGCTTTGCGCTCTGGGCCGCGACCAGTAATCTGGCCTTCAGCAGACAGCGCGGCAAAGGTGGCCAAGAAGGCCGAGCCCAAAGTGACTTTGGCCATGGCCATATCGCGGTAGATACCACCTTTAGCCACCTCTTCACGCCACTGTGAAGACAGCGGCGCAAACGGTGTGCGCTCAAGCACTTGCAAGCCAATGTTGGCCGGAGTCTTGAAGAACGGCACTATTACCTTGAGCGCTGGATGGCTAAACACTTGTTGCAAGTTTTTCAATGCAGGTGGTAGCTCAGCAGTAAAGGTACCTTTCTGCGCAAACAGCATGGCTGCTTCGTCTAGATCGCGGGGCGGGTTCTGGAACAAGCCTTCAATCTCAAGGGAGGCCTTGGCCATAGCGTCAGTCTCGGACAAGCCAGCCTCGACACCTTCTCGGTAGACAGTCTTTCCCCTGCGGGTGATCTGGGTGTTTAGTTCCATGCGGTACAGCACACCCTTAAAGAACTCATCCTCGGTCAACAGGGCTCGACCAGGCAGGGTTACCGCCGTGCCGTAAAAGTCAATAGCTTTGGCAAACCACTTGTCTTGCTCAATACCAAATGAGCCAGAGCTGATTGATGGCGCGTAATTTCCACGCTGCATCTCAATCTTGCTCATTAAGTCACTGGGGGCGTTGTTCTTCCAGGCAGTGCTGGCCAGCTGCATACCCTCAACAATGCCATTGCGCAGGGACTGAACCATGGTCAGCGCCTCGTCCATGCCAATCTTCTCAGCCTCAGAGCCTGGCACCAAAGACTTCCAACTGCGCACACCTGTTGGCAGCACATTGCTGTACAAAGAAGCCACCATGCGCTCTGGAATTTGATACAAACCAAACATTGTGTTTGAGACAATGTTCTTGGCATGCGACACGCCTGATGACAAGAGCCCGTTAATGTAGGTGGTAAACCAGACATCCTTTACACCCGACATCATTGACTTCTCAACCATGGCATTCTGTGCAGCGCGAGACTCAAGCGACAAGTAGCTACGCGCCATGTCTTGCAGTGCGCCGTCCCCGCCGTACTCGTCCAGCACCTGGCGAATAACTTGGGCATTGCCATCGCGTGGAATACGAAACACAGCCAAGGCACGGGCCGTTTCGGTCTGGACTCCCTTGACACCCTTTTGGATCAAGCCATGCAGCGCAATTTGTTGACGAAGCATGAGCTTGTCAGAGTCAGTGGCCGTGCCGGTGTTAACCAGCTTGAACAGCTTGTCCAACTCATTGGCGCTAGACTCAAGCACCTCAAGCGCCTTGTAGGTTTCCACAGCGTTGGCCATCATCTTGCCGTCACTGCCGATCAGCCTAGTCAAGAATGATTCGCCAATTCCTGACTCTGCAGCCTTGGCTTTGATCTCGTCAAAGGTTACAGCCTTGGTCCGAATGTTGAGGGCATCAGCCACGCCACCCACAATGGCCGCAGCATCCTCGGTCTGGTAGCGGGAAAGGTTGAACGGCTCATCAGGCTTGCCACCAGGCTTGCCCTGAGTAATGCCAAATGTCTGCCTGCGGCTAACGGCACGGCCAACTTCATCAGTAAGGACTTGGTCAGCCTCTGGGATCAGCTTATACCGGCCAGCCTTGGCAGCGTCTGGCAGTTCACCTGGTAATGCACGGGCAGCTTCTGGCACCAGGTTGCGCTCAGCCTTGGTGGCTTGCCGGGTGATTAGCTTGCGCAGTGCAGCATCGACAGGCCCAGCGATTTGAACGCCTTCATCCATGGATGGTGTACCAGGATCGGCAGTCAATGGCATCTCGGTGCCACCCTCCTGGGCAGCTCCTGGCATTGGCTCTAGGTTACTTGGGTCAGCTGGCGCTGCAGCTGGTGCCGCAGTTGGTAAGATGCTGTTTAGGCGTTGATCAAGAGGTTGAATGGCCATCACTTAGCTCCAGACGTTGGAGCTGCATCGCCCCGAATTATGCTTGCGCGTTTTCTTGTGGCAGTTCTTTTGGCTCCGATAGATCCGCTGGCAGCTTGGCTTGCACCAGTTGTTTCCAAAGATCCAGCTCCGCTGGCGGTATTGATTTTGGTGCCGAAGGTTGCGGCAAGTTCGTCGATTCGATCACGGTTGACTCCCGGCCATGAGTACCACGGTTTTCCGAAGTACGGGTTTGTGCTGCCATTAGGTAGCGTATCTTTGCTGAAGTATTTTACACCTGGAAAGTCTGCGGGGATAATGCCATTTTTCTTGTCCATGACCTGCTCAAAAAGAGCATCAAGCCCCGGCTTTGTAAATTGATAATTGTCACCCTTGGCGGTTGGGAACACAAACTTATTACCACCATCTGGTGTGCGCTCGTAGCTGATGCCAAACGCACGCTCATGCATGCGGCCTTCTTTGACGGGCACATTGGCAAACGGGTTGGTCTCACCCTTGGCCGACTTGACAATGGTCTCCAAGGTAGGATGGGCAACCTCTTGTCCAGACGACAGCACCCAGCTTTCCCAGTGGTAGCGACCCAAGCTAGCTTGATCGGCTCGGCCAACATTGGTATAGAGCTGATTAACGCGAGAGCCAAGTGATCGCTCCAATCCCTCATAGATGGCAAGTCCAGGGCCACCATCAAACAAGTGAGCCACATCATCGTAGATCTTTTCACCACCAGCAAACAGGCGGTTGATCTGGATGCGATCCAACACCATGACATCTTCGCGGCCAGACACCAGCAAGGCAAAAGACAGCACTTTGTTTTTAATACCAACATCCTGCGCCAAACCGTAGAAAGCCCGGCGAATCTGTGGCCCAGTCATGTTTGGATCAGCGATCATGTCGTGCAAGGCCTGCAACTTAGTACGACCATCCGGCAGCTTTTCTGACATCTTAGGCAGGAATGTGCGCAAGAAGTCGTTGGCATTGGATGTCACCATGTTGCCGGGGCTACCAGAAGGAATTGATTGCTTGATCATCTGTAGGCCAGCATCAATGTCAGCTTGGCCATATTCACCGCGCAGCGCTTTCTGGATCAATGGGGTCATCGATTCAGCTAGATCAAGAAAGCCTGATTCATGCGGGTATGCAGACGCACGGCGCGACAGCATGGCCCACATCATCAAACGGCCAGTAGTCTCAGGGCTTGCCGTGCCGTCGGTATAGATCTGCTTGAATTTGTCTACCACTGCAAAGCCACGGTTGGCCTCGTCCAATTGACCTTTGGTCATCTGGCCAAACCAGTTTGACCATTTGGGCATATCGTTGGCATTCTCAATCATCCAGCGTGGTGGGATCGGAACTTCGTTGGAATTGTAGACGTTTGTTAACATGGCAGAGAATCGCTCTGGCGACTCAAGCGGGTCTGGGAATGACACAGCTAAATTATCCAGCCTGACCGCAGCCTCTTCATAGTTGCCGGGGTTGACGGCATTGGGTATGTTTTGTGTCTTGCCTTCTGGTTTATATGCGCCAGTAACTTTGACGCGATACTCAGGCGCAAGTTGAAGGACTTGACCCTGGGTCACTTTGTCTGACAACTTAACCGAGCCTTTGTCAACCTTTGCTGCAGTGCTTGCGGTAACGCTGGAGTATTTTTCCAGTGGCACGGCACCCATACTAACGGGCGTGCCAAGTGCATCCATGCTCTTCAATATCATTTCACCAGCTTTTGGCAATAATGGCTTAGTTGCTTTTATGGTTCCAGCCGCACCCGGCACAAGACCTAAAACTGCGCCACCAGTTTGTAAGGCGGCAGTTCCATAATCCCCACGCTTGGCTGAATCAATTGCTTCGCTGCCCATGTTTACAGCCTCTTCAGTTTGTAAGCCTGTACCTAAGTAAGGCACAAAGTCAGCTAAACCTATGTTCAATGGCAGGTTACTGCTGCCACCACCAATCAGTGTTTGCGCGTTTTGACGGGCTTTATAACGATCCATGCCCAAGCCTTCAAAGCTAGACTGCAAATAGTCAGCCAAGCGCTGGCGCATGGTTGGATCAAATGATTGAACAGTATCTGGGTAGCGGCCACTGTATGCCTGCTCTGGCAAACCACGCGAGCCAGCCTCGGCCAGCATCACATCCCCAGGCTGTCTGCCAGGCATGGACTGCTCTGGCATGTCAGCCGACACCGGCTCAACCGGCGCATCAGGAAACTGAATAGCAGTTAAAGCCGATAGGTACTTGTCTTCAATTGAGCTGTAAGCCATTATGGATTTCCTTCTGCTTGGTCAAGAAGTCGCTTAATTGCTTTGATCTCATTAGCATTAAATATCTTGCCGCCCTCAAGAGCAGGCAGGCTATCGCGTGTGATCTTGCCGCCAGCCTTCTTTTCCCACACGGTCTCAAGTGTGCGCCGCGCAGCCTTTGCGCCTTCAGTATTGCGAGTTGCTTCCAGTTGAGTTTCGATTTGTTGCAGCACCATGCGAGGGGTCAAGACCTTTCCATCAATAAGACCTTGTGATTGAATTTGCTGAGCAGTAGCTCGCAAACGCTGCAACTGCGCAAACTCTGTCCCCTTTGGATCAAGGACAGTGACAGAGCCTGGCATGGTGGGGATTCCGGCCAGCTTGGCCAAGCCACGATCAAGATCACCCTGGTCGCGGCGATCTTCTGAGTTAAGAAGCTTTAATGCGCCAATCGCTTGCTTGCCATTGATACCCTTACCAACCAAGCTCCAGATCTGTTGAGGGTTGTTAATGGTGCCGTTGTAGATGCCATTCAGCAAATTAAACTCAACGACAGGGTTGCCTTCCTTGTTTGGCTCAAGCAAATCTTTGAGTGTGCCAATGGGTACGGCACCAGCTGGCAAAGCAGTCAGATCTTTAATTAACTGATTGCGCTTGGCATTGCCTTCGGGCAGCACAAATATCTTTTCCAGCAGATCAATACCTGCTTGTTCATTGACACGCTTGTCAGCTGCATTCTTTATATTGAGTGCAGAATTTTGCGCATTGACAGCCACCATGAAGTTGGCTGAAACCTTTTCTATTGAGGCATAGTCGCTCAACAACATACCCTTAACCACATCAGACATCTTGCCGACATTGCCAATTTGTATGTTCTTTAAGGTGGCTTCTGTGTCTGACATTGCGACATTATCAGTGACTAGAAACTTGGTTACCGCATTGATTTTGGCGCTCTTTAAAGCAACCTCAAACTTGTCGCTGTATTGTTTTTGAACTTGAATGTCGCCTAGCAACAGTGAGTTGTTTGTAATCGTTGAACGATATACATCGGCCAGATCTTCAATGCTGCGTTTTTGCTGGGTTCTTGGATCGATCCAAAAACCTTGTGACACAGCTGCCTCAAGCAAGCTTATGTTGTTGTCAAAATCAACGTCAAACTTAACCAAGCGGTTAGCCTTCTCGCGCTTCATCTCAAACTCGGCTGCTTTGGCCAGCACTGTATTACCCATGGTGGCGCTTGAAGCGCGAAATTTAAGGGATGCCTCTGGATCAACTTGTGCAAGGCTGCGGCTAAAGCCATCCATCATTGTGTTGAGCTTGTTTTGTACTTGCTCCGTGTTAGTTTTTCCAAGCTCAACCTCAGTCAACATTTTTGTCATCTGGCTGCGAGCTTCCATCTCAAATACGCCTGACAACTCAAATGAACGTGCCTTGCGCACCGCCTGGTCATACGCACTAAACGTGCCGCCCAGCTTGAGAGGCGCAACATTACCAGACTTTGCAGCCAGCATCTGCTCATCACTTATTGGGTTGTCTGCCACATACTGCAAGCCAGCGTCATTGGCCGCAGTCTTTGCAATGCCAAAAAGCTGAACACTGAGTCGGTCTAGGGTCTGGGCCACAGTGCCTTGGTATTGAGCCCCAGCCTTTAACCCCACATAATCAACTTGCGGTGTGTTTACAGTTGGCAGCACAGCACCAGGGATGCCTGCCGCCTCGACTCTGCCTGATTGGATAAGTGGTAGGTCTGCCATGATTTTTTATGCAAATGGGTTTTTAACAGTCGACGCAAAGTCAAGTACGCCCTTCGTCAAGGCGGCACCAGCCAACAAACCACCACTCTTGACACCAAAATCTCCAGTCAAGCGCATCTGGTTGGCTTGCGCCTCGGCAGCGCTCATGGTCAGGTCTGCTTGTTCTTTGGATGCCAGGATCATTGCGCCAGCGTCTTCAAAGCCCAAGATGCGAGCAGTCAAGGCATTAAGGTTTGACATACCGACATCTCGGTATACAGCACCTACATTTGCAGCCTGCACACTAGCCGCTGATCCTTCGTTGTACACAATGCCATTGGCTGCAGCACGGGCTCGCACTGCTGCGTTGGCTTGCTCTAAACCGCGAAGTAATGTATTACCTTGAATGGTGTAATTTAAAGCCTGTCTCTCAGCCGATAACAGTTTTCGCCCAGCTTGGATTGCGGCATATTTTTGGTCTTGGTCTGTGCGAATTTGAGCAAACCGCAAAGTATCAATTGCTTGTACTTCATACAAACCTTGCTGATAAATGGCTGCAGTCTTTTGTGCACCAGCTGCAGTGATTGCCGCTGCAAGACCAAGGTATGGAGCCGCTGTGTTGGCGCTACTTTGGAATATGTCAAACCCAGTTTTTGCTAAATCAGTAAAGTCGGTAAAAGTAAAGTCAGCCATTAAGTTCCCCCAGTCACAGCAATCTTGTACTCAAGACCCAACAAGGTCATCTTGAGCGGCAAGCTCTGTGATATTTCAATGCTCGCCTCGCGGCTGTAGCCAAGCACTCCATTGACTCGCTTGCTACCAGTGAATGTTGGCTCTGGCAAATTAAGCAATGGGTTGTCAAATGTGCGAAATGGCACAGGGTTTTGATTTAATGCCAGGTGCTGGGTGTTATCTACCAACGCATTGATCTCGACAATCCGCTTCTTAAAGCCAATGCGAGTGCCAGTCTGCAGCTTGATCTCTGAAGGCATGGTCTTGGCGTAGACCGTGAAGGGCAGGCCGACCTCGTAGCTGGTAGTTGACTCTCGGTCAAACGTAACGGCACCACCAGAGCTGACAGTCTCATTTCCCTGCGGCACACCATCGCAAATCACATTGAGAGACTTGCCAATGTGGGGCAATCCAGATCCGACACCGCCTGCTGAGCCACCAATAAATGCGCAATCAGTAAAGCGATCAAAGCTAAAGAGCTCAATAAAGTAGCGGTCTACGCTGTTAAACGTGCGTTTGACCACCGCATAGATATCGGTCACATCAACGCTGACATCTTTGAACAATCCATCGGTAATAAACTCGGATGGCGCAGTGATCTGCTGTGAACGCATGATACTGAACGCAGCAATTGTGCCGTCAGTGTCATTGACCATCATAAGCAGGTCGCCCTCATCTGTGCTGGTCGCACGGCGTAAAGACATCCTAGTCGGAGCCTTGAGCAGATGGCCAGACAGCAAAGAGATACGCTGCGTCACATACGTCAGCTGGGTGTCAGAAAATAGGAACTCGTTGATTGACTTGCCTTGGCGCTGTATGTAGACCGTGCCAGACTCAAGAGACTGCACACGGGTGCCAGGCTTAATGCCATTCCGGCTCACGCCCTTAAACGTAAAGGTCAATGGCGTGATTGGATCAGTGCCTGACTGAGGAACGTAGAACTCAGCGCCTGTAGTGAACACTTGCAAGTCACGGCCAGAGATCATGTCTACGATCACATTAAGTGAGCTGGTGTCTAGCGTTGCCTCAACAGCGTCATCATCAAATGCCTCGGTCGGCATGAACTCATCAAAGATGCCGATCTTGCTGCCCCAGATGGTGGACGGGCGAGACTTGGAGCCACCAAAGTACAGACGGCCCTCATGAAAAGTCACGGTGCGTGGCCAGCCCTTGCCGCTGCTCCACACATCTTCGTAGCCTGACTCAATCTCCCAGCTGCCTTGGGCAATGTTGCTGGTATCAAAGAATGGATACTCAGTGACAGCTTTGACAGAACTGTTAGTGATGTATTGAATGATCCGCGCCCGGCCCTGCGGGTATGCGTTGACGTATTGGCCAACACTACTTGCGCTAAATGCTGAGTTCTGCGATGTCAGCGTCACATTGCCAGATACCGCGCTGGGCGTTAAGTGGCCAGCCGTTGGGGTTGTTGTTGTCAGGGTAAACGCATACTTGGGGATGTTTGAAAACGTGACGGTGCTGATTGTCCAAGTCGCGTCTGTACCGCCCCGCACCAGCTTGACAGGGGCCAAGTCAGGGTGGACGATAAACATGGTGTCTGCAGACTGAGTCCACTGCAGCTGACCCAGCATTGCGCTTGTGACGGTAGTTGTCAGGTAGTCGTTTCCGCCCCCGTTGATGCTTGTTATTCGGACTCCATCCTTGATGACATGCATACGGTTATGTGTGAAGCACAACATGTAGCTGTCATCCACAGAGAACTCAAACGGCACCAAACGCACACCATTGCCAGCGCTCTCGGTACTGGTGTTTGGCAACTCATGGATGTACTTTAGACCTGGGCGGCGGCGTATGCCACCTTGCGGCTGCACCACCACATTGGTGGCCTTGGCTAGTGCGTTGTTGTATTGAGCCAAGTCAATGCGAGACCTCAACAAGGGGTCAAGTTCGCCCGTGCTGAAGTTCGTTTGAATGTCAACAAAGCGTGGCATCAGCCCCTCACTGCAATTAAGCTGAAATCTTCAATTACTCTGGTTGGTGTGCCTTGGCCATCTATATTCATTGCCGTGCGCATAAAACCACCACGGCCATTTTCGGCAGGCCCACCCACAGCGACACCTTGCCAGTATTGGGCGCGGTCGCTTTGTTCTGTGATTGGCATGGCCAAGTGCCAAGACATCATGTACTTGAGCAGCTGAACAAAGTATTGCGGCATTGCAAACTCACCCAAGCTGTATTGGTAGTCCAAGTAAACAGCAGGCAGGTTTGTCAGTAGCTTGTCGCCCTGTATTTCCCAGTCTTTGTTGGGGTAGGCGTTTTGTGATGCGGTTGCGTAAGCAGCACGCACGGTGCCCAGCCGGTCGCCTGGCAGCTGATACTCATAGCGCCAGACAGAATTTGGGGTGGTGATCAGCTGAGCCAGCTGCACCTTCTTTGTATTAAATGTCCACGGGTAGGTAGTCAATACCGAATCGCGAATGTCGGGGTACAGGCGGTCACATACGCTGGCCGCATCGGTGCCATCGTTGAACGATGTGATGGCTTTGGCACCCAGCATCAGCAGGGCATCAGAGCAGATTGAAACTCCAGTATCACCAGCAGCCATGTAAACCTCTCAATGTGAGAAAGGCCAACCTCCGCTTTGGCAGAAGTTGGCCTCTTTACAGCAGACCCGACTTAGTCGGTATCTGTTGCGCTTACGGTTGTACCGTCAGCAATGTCAACCACTCCAGCTGAAGACACAGCGTTGACGTAAGTCAACACTAGGCTTGGGGTAGTAGCGTCATAGACAAAAAGAATGTCTCCGACTTTCAACAGCGATGCGATGCTGTCAAAGTAGCTCACAGTGTTAACCGTGGCTTGAGTATCTGTTGTTTTGTACAGATACATTGATGGTGCATTGCCAGATTTGGCAGCGCATACGGTTACAAAACCAGTGCTTGAAAATGCCATGTCAGTCTCCTAGATTAAGTTTCACGGCAGGTGATCTTGACGATACCTTCATCGTCAATGGCAACAGCGCCAGCACTGAAGACTTCGTTCACCAACCAAGAAGTCTTCTCGGCGATGTAGTTAATCTCGGTACGCATGGCGATACCTTCACCGTAGCCAACTGCATCCTTGTGGAATGCAAAGCAGCTGCGGTCAAGTGAGCCGTCGATAGCCAAGCCGCCTTCAGAGCGGTCACCCAAGACATGGAACGTGAATCCCAAGTAGGTGTTGAGCTCGCCCTGCACCAGCGCTTTAACGCTGTTGAAGTCGGAGCTGGTCACGCTAGTCTCAGACAGCAAGTTGGCCAGGCCATTTGCGTGAATGATGATGTTGCGGCCATCAGGTGGAACATTGTTCTTGTCCATTAAGCGCTTAGCTTCGCGCAGCTTGGTAATGTTCATGTTGGTATTTGCTCCGCCAATGCTATTAGCCACTGTCAAGCTGGTGCTAGATGCGGTAAGTGCATCCAGAATCATCTGGTCTTGACGACGACCCATAGCGCCAGCAACAACTTGCACCAATTCTTGGCGCTCATCGAAGTTGACCTTGGCTTGGCTGAAAATGTCAGAGTACTCTGCTGCGTTGTAATCAGACAAAGTCAAAGTGACTGAGCTAAATGCAACATTCAGAGGTGTGACATCGGTTTGGGGGACGCGAATAGTTGCGACACCCTTGCCTACTTTGGGAAACTTAACAGTTGAACCTTCGACTCCACGACGCTGGCGAACCGCCGGAACCAACTTTGCCATACCTTGGTAGGCTTGTTTGACTTCCGCGTCGAAGAGAGTAACGAAGGCATTGCTTAAAGAAATGCTCATTTGGATACCTCATTCGGTTGTTGAAAAAACAGGGTTCTCGCGCCGGTGAGCCTGAGAATCAGGGCCGAATGCTTGCTAGTATCGCTAGCCAATCGTCAGCATCCGCTGCGGTAAGGGCCAGTTGCCTGGTATGCCTTAGTTCCGATTGTATTGCTTTTTGTACAAAATGCAAATAGGGCTCACAAATAAAAAAAGACCCAGCCGAAGCTGGGTCAAATGGCAACAAAAGTCAACCGCTAGAAAACAACTAGGCAATGTGTTGTTGAAACATACGCTCCACCTTTTGGCGGTAAGCCACATCGGTTTTGTACTTGGGGTCATTGACCATTTGGTACAGCTCTTCCTTGCTGGGAGCGCCTTCCATCGGTGAAACCTCAATTGGCAACCGGCCTTCATAGGCAGAGCGCACCTTCATTAAAGCGCTGAGACCGCGAGCTGTGCCGCCCATGATCTTGAACTCTTCAAAATCGTCCTTACTCCAAACGCCCTTATTGACCAGGCCGCGAGCCCAGTCCACCATACCGTTGACCACAGCGTTGGCGTTGGGTCCAAGAGACTTCATTTCGGCTTGGGTATCGATAACTGGCCCGGCCATTACATCAGCCATTTGATTGACGTTTTGCGCTAATTCATCAAAAGCCATCTGGCTAATGCCGTGCTTTTGAGCCCAGTCGACATACGTTTTGGAAAGCGAGTCATTGTCAACGTCCTGGACTTTAAACACGCTGGTGTCGTACTTGCCGCCCTCTGGGGCCTTGTGCTTACCTTGGCTAACCACCTTACGCAAGTCAGCATAAGACTTGGCCATGGCCTCCATGTTGGCTTCGCCCTTGTCTTGGTTCCAAAAGTTCTCTGGTAGCCACTCCGGGCGCTCTTGGGGTGTGCCAGGAATACCTGGTGCCAGCTCTGTTGCTGCAGTCGCTTTGTGGTTAATCTCAACAGCTTGTGAGTTTTCTGTCTTGCCTTCGTCTGCCACCTGTACGCTGTCAAGTAGGCCAGTGCTGGGCTCGACATTGGTTTCGGTTTCGGTCGTCATAGTTTCCTTGCTTGATTGATCCGCGCCTCAATGTCCCGAACCACGTTTCTCTGCCCTTCAGCAAAGAACGCATGGGACGGGTCTGTGCCCGGCACGGCAATGGGCACATTTACATATATGGCTCGGAGCCACTCAAAGAGCTTCTGGCCGTCCTCAGTACCAAATACGCGAAGACATAGCCGGGCTAAATCTTCACGCTGCTGAGTGACTTCGCGTATGTCTGGCGCTTGGCCAATGGCATTGATTTCATCCCAGCTCATTCTTTGGGTGGCTCCATCATTTCATCTTCATCAGCAAATGGCGACATGCCAGATTTGATGCGTGTTTTTGCATGCTCATATGCTTTGTCCATGATGGATGACGGCATGTTCGTAAAAAAAGTTTTACTTTCTACATCTGTAGTTAATAAGTAATTAAGTTCTTTTTTTGTAAGGGTTGGCACAATCAATGGTATTTCCAGCTCTTTGCCGTCCATACCAACGCCCACAGATATTTCTGTTGATACATCTCCATTAGGTCTTTTGAGTTCGCCAAAGTAACCCATACCTTTTTTTTCGCCGTTTGGTCTGTTTCCATAGTCCATTACATTGCTCCTTGTGGTGCTGGCAAGGTAGGTTGACCAGGTGGCGCCATACCCTGTTGTTGCATGGCCATCTGAGCAGCCATGGCTTGAGCGTCTTGGGCTTGTTGCTGCTCAATTGCAAAGACTCGCTCAGCTGCACTGTTTCGCAAGGCCGCAGGCACACCAAGCTTGTCGCCCAAATAGTCAATCATTTCGCCAAACTTGACGGCCACCTGGCCCTCGGCACCCATTTCCCTGGTCAGCTGGGCAAACTGGAGCGCAGCGTTAACTTCGTCCATGGCCTGCGCATTGGCAAGCGGTGAAGTGGGGGAGACTTTGACCTCAAGACCATTAACCCGCAACGGCAGATCAATCAAGCCGCGCTCATCCATGACTTCTAGGATCTTGGTTACCACAGGGATCATGGTCTCGTTGATCAAGCGACCAAAGGCAGAGCCCAAGTTCTGAGACAGCTCCTTCATGCGCTCGACAATCTCTGTGGCAGATCTAGCTGACATGTTCTCTGGGGGCAGGGACTCGTCTAGCAAGATGCGCTTGACGTTGCCGCGCAGATCGTTGATCACCAGCTGCGACACGTTGAAGTCGCCAGAGCGGGGCAGGGCCATGAGCGATGGTCCTTGTGGGCCACCATTTCGGGCCACAGGGATGATGCCGCCAGGCACGATCTTGACTGTGTTGGGATTCAGTACACCATCATCGGCAGCGGTGTAGACACCAGATACAGCAAGTGATGCGTTCTTAAGCAGCAGCTCAATAGTCTTATTCAGCGTCTTAATATCAGGCAGGGCAGTCATCAGTGGGCCGCGGCCATAGATCTCACCAGCCACCTTCATGTAGCGACTGATAACCCACGGTGAAACCTTGCGTCTGCGATAGACCAACTCGGCTTTGCTGTGCTTGTCAATAACGTGATAGCAGTAGTCACCACGGTTTGCGTCATAGATAGATGCCTCAAGCAGCTCAATGTCGTCGGTTGGCTTGTCAGCAATGCGGCGCTGCATGTCTGGCGGTATCTCGGCATCGGGCCATTGGCGCTGGATGCTTTCGCCCTTTAAGCGCATTCGCCGGTAGACGTTATCCACCTGGCCATTTGCGCCTTCTTCATAGCTCACTAGGAACAGCGGCACTGGAATGAAGTTGATGGGGTTCACATCGTCGCCAGGCTGGACCATCATGCAGGCGGTGCCCACAGCCAGGTCAAGTAAGAACTCGCCCATAGCAATGTCAAAGTTGGACTGGCGCAATATGGCAAACATTTTTTCGCCATAGAGGTCTAGGATTGCTTGTGCTTGTGGCTTGCGATCAACAGGGATATCCATGCCTGATTCAAGTCTGCACCAGCGTCTTTGTGGAGGAAAGACTACCGACTGCAACCTGTTGGCAAACCGTTGGGTACTGTTGATTGCTGTACTGTCAAAGACGCGCTGCATCTTTTTGGATCCAACAGCACCACCTTCCCAAACACCATAGAGCTGGCGCTGGGGCAGGGCAAACTCATAGGCATCCTGGTACAGCTGCTGGAACTCGTCCTTCTTGGTCTGAGCTAGCGCTTGACGTTTAAGAATTTGCTCTGGCGTTAGGCGCATGCCGCCACTTTGGTTTGTACCGTATTCCATGTCATTCCTCTTCTAACTTGTACTTGTCAAGCAAATTGCGACCTTTAGCCGCCAAGCGTGCGGCAGCTACCTGAGTGCGGGGCACGGGCTCACCCCAAGCATTCGCTGCCAGCGCAAGCCTGGTCGGTTCTCCCTTATCGTTGACCAAAGGCCCACTTAGGTTGGTGTAAAACCGAGTCAGAAAAGATCCTTTACGCCTGGCACGCTCACCGCTTGGCGCGCTGTCTTTCACGCCTGGCTGAAGGTTCTTACTCTCGCCAGACGACTCAAACTTGCGCCTGCCAGCCTCGGTCAGACCACCCTCTGGGTCTTTGTATTTGCTCACTTCTTATCTCTTGCCGCAGCCATGTTGTCAACCAGATTGGGGTACGGCCTGCCTGCTTTGGCGGCTCGACGCATTGCCATACGCTTTTCAGCTGATGACAGCGCCTCAGACTTGCCCAAGTCTTTGGGCCTTGGCTTGTCCCACACCTCTTTATTTTTCATTGGTAAGCCTCCAGTTTTGCTTCATCATCCAACCCCAAGTTGACCTGTTGCGCCAAAACTACTAGCTTGGCCACCAAGATTGCCAGCGCCACCAAGTGTTGGTGGGCCAGTTTCAGCAACACGGTATCCAGACAACATTGAGCGGTCTGCTGAAAAGCGACCAGCTTTGCGTTGCCCAGCAATTTTTGCTGAAGAGGTTCGCTGCACTGATTCAATCTCTGACTTTGACTTAGCCGCCATCTCAACAGATAAGCGCTGTGTCTCTGCTACTTGTTTGGCTATTTCTGCTTGTGCTATTTCTGCTTCTCTTTGAGCTTGGGCGGCTTGAGCTTGAATTGCAGCCTCTTGAGCTCTGTAAGAAGCAACAGCTTCAGCCGCTCTTTGTTGCTCAGCCGCAAGCATGGCTGAAATTTCTGCTTGGGCTCTTGCTAAATTCTCAGCCTCTGCTTTATTTTGCGCATTAATTTGCGCTTGAAACTCAGCATTTAATCGAGCTTGCTCTGCTTGAAATGCTCTATCAGCAGCAGCTTGTTGGGCAGCAAACTCTTCATCTGTCATTTCATGCCCCCAACATAGTCTTCATTTGTGTTTCATCAACTCCAGATGGAATACCCAGTTCTGGATTCATCCTGGCAGAAGACAGTAAGGAGCGCTTACCAGCTCTACGTCTGGCAGTCATTTGAGCTGACTCACGCTGTGCAATCTTGCGGCGCTCTGCGTCAAGAGCTGCGGCCTGATCCTTGGCTTGCTTCTCCATTGCAAATTTTTGTTCTTCGTATTGTTTTTGCTGTTGATAGAGCTGGGCTTTGGCTGCATCAGCAGATGCCGTTTGTTGAGCGGTTAGATTTCTAAGCATTTCTGCTTGTTGCGCGGCAGTAAGTCGAGCCTGCTCTAAGCTACTCGCTGCTCCAGCTCTTTGCGCATCGATCTGATCTTGTGTTAATTTACTTTGCTGCGCAAGACTTTCAGCTTGTTGTGCGCGGCTTAACTTAGCTTGCTCAGCTGCGGCATCACGGCTTCGCTGTGCTTCACCTGCTGCGGCATCACGGGCTAATTGAGCTTGCTGCATAGCTGCTGCTTGCGCTTGAGCGGCCTGATCTCTGGCTTGTGATTGAGCGTCTGAGATTGCTCTAGTAGCGTCAACGGTAGCGCCAATCTTTGCGCCTGTTACTGCGCCAGCTGCAGCAGCCGCGCCCCCTGTTAAGTATCCAATCGTTGCGCCAATAATTGTTCCAGCAAATTTCTTTAAGAACCCAAACTCAGGCTGACCAGTCTCTGGGTTGATGCTGTTTTCTTTGTGGCCAACAACGTACTGGTTTGTTGAGATACCTTGGCTTTTAAACTTGGCATCAATCAGTGCGCGGATCTGTGGATCACTTGCAAACTCTTTTGGCAGGACAAGTTCGCCACCCGTCATGTGCGCTAGGTAGGTGTCCCCTTTTCGGCCTTTATCCTCGGCCTTACTAAGGTACTCCTTCATCATCTTTCGGTTTTGTCGGGCCATAGCACACTCCAATTAACAAAGTTCATTAGATTCTCTTGGGTTTTAGATTTTAGTCAACAGCGATATCAGTTTGATATCTCAGCTAAATATGTCAAATTCCAGGCTGGCAACTGTTTGTGATTGAGGTCTACCTCCGAGCTGGTGGCTCCGAGTCATCCGGTTGTATTCACCGCCGCCCAGCATGAGGTAACCAAAGGAGTCGCCAATGTGTGAGTGCTCGTTCTTGTTTGGTGCGTCGCGGAAGCGCTCTTGGCCAGCCCCGACCGCCACCCGCTTGAAGTGGTAGCCACCGGCCAGAGCCTTGCGCAGCAGCTTGCACTCACGGTTGACAATAAGTCCCGGCAGGCCAGCGATCAGGCGCTGCATGGGGGCGGCAGAGGCCTCCCGGCGCACCTTAAAGTCATTGCTGGCCGTAGGTTGAGCTCGCAACCCCAGAGTTTTTAAGTAATCAAACGCGGTGACCTCATATATTGCATCTCTGGCCATACCAGCTGGGTCACCCCAGATCATTACTTGGTGATTGGGGTAGCGCTGGTTCAACTCAGCCAGCAGCTGGTGGCCAAAACGCTCCAATCCCATGTCAAAGGTCACAATCTCATGGTGAATCAGCCACCTGCCATTGGGCAAGCGTTGGCCAATGGTGGCTGCAGGGGTCAATCCGAAGTCAAGCCCCACCTGTATGGGCACATTGGGCTCAACCTCAGTATCTCCAGACATGGTTGAGTCTTGATACTCTGGCCAAACAGGCCTGCCTTCCTGCACATAGGTGTACTCACCACCTGCATAGCACCTGATCCAATCC